GGGTTGATTTAGATGGTAAATATAAAAACTACAAATCAGATATTTCTAACACTTTAAAAGAAATTGACAAATCAAGCAGAGAAATATTAAAAGCATTAAAAATGCAATTTGTAAACTAAATGCAAAGTATTCTTAAATAAAAACAATCAAATAAATAAGTATGAAAAGTAACATTGAAAAAGTTTATAGCAAACTACCGAAAACAGAATTAGCAAAAGTTGAGTTGGAAAAGGTTGAGTTAGGTTTAGTTGATGATTATAATAAAAGAATTGACGCTGCTAATAATTTTCGAAAACGTGCATCAGTATCATATGCAAAAACAGAAAATGAAATGGGTTCAGCAGTTATTCAAATGGAATTAGCATTAAAAGAAGCAATAAAAATAAATAAAGCGGCTGAAGATATTGGTGTTAAATCACCAGTAGATTTAAGTGCTGTTTCAAAAAAAGCAAAAGATTTTCAAAAAGTAGTTGCGTTTCTTGACAAAGGAAATATATCATAACTAAATGCAAAGAAACAACAAAAATAAAACTTTTATACCAAGTAGAACATCACCTACTGGGGGTGGTCGTGCTTGTTTATGTTGGGACACTAAAAAGTATTCTATCTCTTGTTGTGATGGTTCTATTCAAGCACAAGGTATAGGTGTAATAACAAGAACAGACTGAAAATGCAAATTTTAATTTAATAATCGTTATATAAATAGTATGAAAGCAAATCAAATGTTAAACGAAATAAAAACACTTCTAAACATCGAGGTTAAACTTGAAGAACAGAAGTTAGAAAATGGTACTGTAGTAAGTGCAGAAGCCTTTGAAAAAGATAATGAAATATTCATTGTAACAGATGATGAAAAGGTTGCAATGCCAGTTGGTGAATATATCCTTGAAGATGGTAGACTATTAGTAGTTGAAGCAGAGGGTGTGATTGCAGATGTTAGAGAAGTATCTGATGAAGTACCAGCTAAAGAAGAAGAAACTGAAGATTTAGAAGAAGAAAAAAAAGATGTTGTAGATTTAGAATTAATGGAAAAGAGAATACAGAACCTGGAAGATGCCATTGCAAGTCTTAAAAAAGAAGATGTTGAAATGGGTGTTGAAAATGGTGGTTTAAAATCTCGTACTGTAAAGGAAGAATTTACAGAAGAAGCAACACAAGAAATTGTTGAAGAAGTAAAAGAAGAACTTTCATCAGTAAAACCAATTAAACACAATCCAGAAGCAAGTACACCACAAAAGAAACAAGTACAATTTGCCAAAGGACAATTTAACACAACTTTAGATAGAGTATTAAGTAAATTAAACAAATAAAAAATGAATAAAAGAAACGTAAATTTAGCAACATCCGTAACCGTAAATTCTACCTATGCTGGAGAGTTTGCTGGTGAGTATATCGCAGCAGCTTTATTATCTGCATCAACTATTGATGACGGTGGATTAACAGTAAAGGCGAACATCGCTTTTAAAGAAGTAATTAAAAAATTAGCAACGACTGCAATAGTACAATCTGCATCTTGTGATTTTGACCCACAATCAACTATCACATTAACAGAAAGAATTATTGAACCAAAAGAACTACAAGTAAACTTACAACTATGTAAGTATGATTTTGTAAACGACTTTGAGAGCCAGTCTATGGGCTTTGGTCTTGGTCAAACACTACCACCAAAGTTTTCTGACTTCTTAATTGCTCACGTAGCAAGTGAGGTTGCACAGTCAACGGAACTAAATATTTGGCAAGGTGATACGGCTGGAGCAACTTACACATCTTTTGATGGGTTTGAAAAACTAATTGCAGCAGCAGTAACAGCAGGAGATGTTCCAGCAGCACAAGCAATCACATCAGTAGCACTTACATCTGCAAACATCATTGACAAACTTTCTGAAGTAGTTGATGCTATACCTGGTGCATTATATGGTAAAGAAGATTTATTTTTATACATCGGAACTAAAGCAGCTAAACTATATGTTCAAGCACTTGGTGGATTTGGAGCAAATGGTTTAGGAGCAAATGGTGTTGCAAATATGGGTACACAATGGTGGAACAACGGAAGCCTTACGGTAAACGGTGTTAAAATCTTTGTATCACCAGGAATGTCTGATGACAAAATGTATGTAGCACAACGTTCTAACTTATACTTTGGTACTGGGCTTTTAAATTCAACAAATGAAGTGAAAACTTTAGATATGGGTGATTTAGATGGTTCAAACAATGTAAGAATGGTAATGCGTTTTACAAGTGCAGTACAATTTGGAATTGCAGCAGACATAGTATCTTACGCATAATTAATTAATTAATCAATAGAAAGGGGTGGGTAGGTAATCTGCTCACCCTTTTTTTTTAAAACATAAAAACAATGGCTTGTACATTAACAACGGGTAGAAAACTACCTTGCAAAAGTGCTTTTGGTGGCATTAAAAAAGTATTCTTTGCTGATTATGGTGACCTTACTGCAATCACAGTAGATGCACCAACTGGTGAAGCAACATTTACGGGAACACCAACTTGGTATGAATATGATGTAAAAGGTAATTCATCTTTAGAAACTACTGTAACAAGTAGCAGAGAGAATGGAACAACATTTTATACTCAAACTTTAAACCTTACACTTACTTATTTAGATGCTTTAACGCAACAAGAACTACAAACACTTGCAGTAGCAAGACCATATATTGTAGTTGAAGATTACTATGGAAATAGTTTCTTATGTGGCTTTGAAAATGGTATGGAGTGTACTGGTGGAACAGTAGTAACTGGAGCAGCAGCAGGTGATTTAAGTGGTTTTACACTTACCTTTGAGGGTATGGAAGAAACTGCACCTTATTTCCTTGCAAGTGCAGTAACAGGAGATGCAGCACAAGTAGACCCAACTGCATAATTAATATTTATTTTAAATTAGAAGCATCCTTAATCGGGTGCTTTTTTTTTGTTTTTACAAATTACTATTTTTTATACGTTATATAAGTGATGATATTATTAGAACCACAAGCTGCAAATGAGTTTAATTGCATACCAAGAGAGTATGTAACAAATGCTGTTATGATTTTAAGAGATGATAGTACTAATGTAAAAGTTAAATATGATTTAGTACCAAGAGTTGATGGTGTAGGAAATATTCTTATTATAAACGATACTTATACTATATATTATTCTGAATATGAAAATTTAGTTGAAGGTCATTTTTATGATATAACTTTATATTCAAATTATGAAGAAGGAATTGTAATATTTAAAGATAGGGTTTTCTGTACTGCACAAAAAGGTGATATTATTCGTGATAACGATTTCTATAAAGTAAATAAAGACCAATATACAGAATACGATGGTTTCAAAAATGACTATATTGTAATATGAGAAAAAGAAACGAAAAAGGACAATTTAGCAAAACAAAAGTATCAGAGTTTGGCTTTGTAAATTTAAGTACATACACATCACCAGAGGTTAAAGAAGTTAATGGTGCTGATTGGATTGAGTACGGTGCAGATAATAATTATTTTCAATTCCTTATTGATAGGTATAATGGTTCACCTACAAACAATGCAGCTATAAATGGTATATCACAAGCTATTTATGGTAAAGGTTTAAATGCTACAGATAGCAACAGAAAACCTAATGAGTATGCACAGATGGTTTCTTTGTTTAGAAAAGATGTAGTGCGTAGAGCTTGTTATGATTTAAAATTAATGGGGCAATGTGCAATACAAGTTATCTATAATAAAGATAGAAGCAAGATTGTTCAATTAGAGCATATGCCTATTGAAACATTAAGGGCAGAAAAATGTGATGCAGATGGTAATGTACCAGCATATTACTATTGTAATGATTGGGTAAACATTAAAAAAAGTGATAAACCTTTAAGAATACCAGCCTTTGGTATGTCTAAAGAAAGCATAGAGATATACTACATCAAACCTTATAAGAGTGGTTTCTATTACTATTCACCAGTAGATTATCAAGGTGGTTTACAATACGCAGAGTTAGAAGAAGAAGTATCAAACTACCATTTGAACAACATAATGAATGGTCTATCGCCATCAATGTTAATCAATTTTAACAACGGAACACCAAACCAACAAGAAAGACAATTAATAGAAACGAAAATAGCACAGAAGTTTTCGGGTACATCTAATGCTGGTAAATTCATTTTAGCTTTTAACGATAATAAAGAAAGCCAGGCAGAAATAACACCAGTACAATTAAGTGATGCACACAATCAGTACCAATTTTTAAGTGAAGAAAGCACAAAGAAAATAATGGTTGCACATAGAATTGTATCACCAATGTTATTAGGTATAAAAGATAGTAGTGGTTTAGGGAATAATGCAGAAGAAATTAAAACTGCCAGTTTATTAATGGATAACACCGTTATAAGACCATTTCAGGAACTTTTAATAGATTGCTTTGATAATATACTTGCATACAACGATATTAGCTTAAACCTATACTTTACAACCTTACAACCATTAGAATTTACTGATGTAGATAAAGATTTACAAAGTAAAGAAGATATTGAAGAAGAAACTGGTTATGAGTTTAGCAAAGAAAAAACTGAACTTGATAATGTATTAGAAGAATTAGGTGAAGAAGAAGATTTAAGCCAATGGACATTAATTGATGAAAGAAAAGTTGATTATGATGATGAAGAAGCATTAGATTATCAAATAGACCAACTAAACAAAAAGAACAAAAGCACGTTATCTAAAATATGGGAATTTGTATCAACTGGTACAGCAAGACCCAATGCAAAATCTGAACAAGATAAAGCGGTAAAAGATGTAGCATTTAAAGTAAGGTATCAATATGCACCTTTAAAAGAAACATTAAATAATGAGGGTGAAAATGTTACAAGAAGTTTTTGTGAGAAAATGATAAAAGCTAAAAAAATATATCGCAAAGAAGATATTGAGTTAATGAGTACAAGAGCGGTTAATCCAGGTTGGGGGCCAAAAGGTGTAGATACATATTCTATATGGCTTTATAAAGGTGGTGGTGCTTGTCATCATTTCTGGATGCGTAAAACTTATATGTTTACATTAGATAGCAAACGTATTGATGTTAAGTCACCATTAGCACCAACAATTAGTGTAAATGAAGCTAAACGAAAAGGTTTTAAGCCAGAGGTAAATGATGAACTTGTAGCTAAAAGACCGATAGATATGCCAGACGAAGGATTTTTACCAACTAATAAAAGAAGATAATGGCAACAGTATTATTTATAAATAGAACAGATTTAGTAAGAAACTCTATCATTGATGGGAATGTAGATACTGATAAATTCATACAGTTTATTAAGATTGCACAACAGATAGACATACAACAAATTATAGGTACAAATATGTATAATGGTTTAACTGATGCTATTGTTGCTGGAATTAATGAACCAGCTAATGCAAGATGGAAAACTATATTAGATGATTTTATTGTTGAAATGCTTATATGGTATGCACAAGCAAACTATATACCTTTTGCTGCTTACCAAATTAAAAACGGTGGTGTATATAAACACACATCTGAAAATGCACAAACTGTAGATAAAAACGAGGTTGATTTTTTAGTAGAAAAAGCAAGAACTAATGCAGAATGGTATTCAAGACGTTTTATAGACTTTATGAGTTTTAACCAAGCTACATATCCAGAGTACACAAATAACGTCAATGATGATATTTATCCGAGTTATGAGGCTACGTTTAATGGATGGGTACTATGAGTTACAAACCAAAAGCAAAGAACATAGAGAAATTAAAGGTATTTCTTAAAAAGAAAAAAAAGAAGAAGTAATGGCAAACGAAATATATTTTAAAAGTTGGTGGGGTAGAGGTGTTTGTGATAACTCTGTAAATTGGGGTTTAGTCTACAAAGAATATGCTGGGTGTAGTGCAGTACCAGCATTACTTTTAACCTTACAAGCAAGGGCAACATACTATGAGAATGTTACTTGTACAACTGCAACTTTAGATGAATTAGAAAATATACAATAATGAGCAACCTTTTAGATAAAGCATCAATTATATTAACACCAACTGCGTATAACAATGGTGAGGCACTTTGTGTTAAGCCAAGTGATGGAAGTGGTGATTTTCAATTCAGCAGAAATTCAGCAGCTACAAGAGTAAATGCTCAAGGTCTTGTTGAAAACGTACAGATACTATCGAGTAATTTAGTGCAAAACGGAGACTTTTCAGAGGAGGGTAGCGAGGAAGTTTCTAACGGTAGTTTCTCTCAAGAGGGGGTGGAGGAAATTACCAACGGAGATTTTAGCAGCGATACGGGTTGGGGTATGCAAGCAAGTTGGAGTATTGCAAATGGTAGTGCAAATTTTGATGGGCTTGCAAGCCATTATATCCAACAATCAAATGTTTTTGCAGCAAACACTAATTATAAGCTAACTTTTACAATATCAAATAACACAAGCGGTATAATTTCAATAAGAGATGGTGCAGCAACAGTACTCGTTCCTAATACAAATTATACAAATGGAACTTATACTTTTTATATAACATCAACCGCAAATACATCTTTAAAGATTTTTGGAGTAGGTGGCTCTGGTTCTTTATCAATAGACAACGTTTCAGTACGTGAGGTCGGTCAAAATTGGACTTTAGGTACTGGGTGGAGTATTGGAGAGGATAAGGCGGTATGTGATGGTGGCAATAATAACTTAAAACAAGATGTAAGTTCTGTTTCGGGTAAAAATTACAAGGTAACTTTTGATGTTTTAGATTATACAAGTGGAACTTTGTTTATTGATATAGGAGGTTCTTCAAGTCAAACCACCACAAATTTAGGTAGTAAAACTTTTTATTTTACATCAACATCTTCAAATGATTTAAGGTTTTATGGAGGTACTTTCATAGGCTCTATTACAAACATCTCGGTTAAAGAGGTGTTGCAAGATTGGAGTGTTGAAGATTATGGAGCAGTAAGTGCAAGTGCAGTTATTACACCAAATACAGAGGGTGTAAAATTAGAGAAAACAGTTAGTGCAGATTGGAGAAGTAGTTTTTTAGTACAGCCAATTTCCTACACCTCTGGCAGTCAATATAAGGTTACATTTAAATTAAAAAACGGGAACTTACCATCTGGAGGGAATGTTTATGTTAGGGCATTATTCGATAGTAGTAGTCAAAGTATAGTGAATAATTTAGCTTTAACAAATGATTGGGTTGAATACACTTATTATTTTGTAGCAGATAGTAATTCTTTGGATATATCTTTTGGAAATGTTGATTGGCAAAATGCGGGTGTTGGAGAATACTTTTACATAGACGATGTTTCAGTAATAGAAATAACAGACGATACTAACCTACCGAGAATAAACTACGAGGGTTTTAGTTATGATGGTAGCGGTAATGTAGTGCCAGATAGTGGGTGCGGAAGTTGGTTGTGGGAACCGCAGAGTACGAATTTAATAACACAATCAAATGATTTAAGTCAATGGATTATACAGCAAAATGCAACAGTTTCATCTCCTACTTTTGTTAGTCCGAGTGGAGAAAATAACGCAAATTTAATAGACTTATCAGCAGATACAGA